CAACGGCATGCTGAATGCCTACAGCCCCGAGCAATGGAACGCTATAGGCGTGCTGGTGGGCATCATTGTTGCCGTTCTGACATACCTGACAAATCTTTATTTCAAAATCCGCGAAGACAACCGCCGCCGCAGGAGCCGACATGAACCCGACACTCAGAAATAAGCTGGTGGGTGCTATTGTTGGCGGATCCGGAGCAATCTCCATTGCTGCAGTAATGCTGGGCAATGCTGATGGGCTGGAAGGGCGTCGCTATTACCCTTACCAAGATGTCGTTGGCGTCTGGACTGTTTGCGATGGGCACACCGGCTCTGACGTTCGCCGTGGTCACCGCTACACCGATAACGAATGTGACGCTTTGCTGCAATTCGACCTGCGTAAGGTTGCTGCAGCCATCGACCCGCTGATTAAGGTTCATATTCCCGAAACCACTCGGGCCGCACTTTACTCTTTCACCTATAACGTGGGAACTGGAGCTTTTAGCAGATCGACGCTGCTGAAGAAGCTGAACGCCGGAGATGTGCCGGGAGCCTGCAAAGAACTGCAGCGCTGGACGTATGCCGGTAGCAAGCAGTGGAAGGGGCTGATCACCCGACGCGAGATTGAGCGCGAAGTCTGCGAGTGGGGCCAGAAATGAGCCGATTAACCGCAATCATCTGCGCTGTCGTTATCTGCCTGCTGGTTTCTATGGCCTGGGCGATTAACCACTACCGCGACAAAGCCATCACCTACAAAGACCAGCGCGATAAAGCGACGATCCGTGCAGAAACATGGGAGGCGATCACCAGCAACGTGATCACCACGATGAACCTCATTCGCGACATCTCACAGGCTACCCAGAATGCAAAGAACGAACTGTCTCAAAAGGGCGAGACGCGCATTGTCTACATCAGGCAGGCGCTTGAAGGTGATCCGTGCGCTAACCAGCTTGTTCCTTCTGAAGCTACTGACAGCCTGCGGGAATACGCAGACAGTTTACGTGCCAGCTCCAGTGGTGCCGATAAGCGCTGATCTGACTGCAGACACGCCGATCCCCGGACTGGTGGTTCCGTTCACGTGGCAGGCAAGTCTGGATTTAAACGCTCAGCTCTATACGGCGCTTGGGCAGTGCAATCTGGATAAGGCGGCGATCAGGAAAATTGAAGAAGCGAGAAAAAAATAAATTGAATTCGAGAAATGAAAGTAGTAAAAGTCAGTCATGCTGTGAGCAGTCCAGCTGAAGAGAAATTATTAAGTGTCAACAAAATTCCGAGCCTCGGCAACTGCCGGGGCTTTTTTGTATCCGCATTTCACCGCGCACCGCAGCGCATTCAAAACACGTCGAACCATACCCTTTGAAATGAGCCTTTGAGGAAGTCAGTTAGTGCTGGCGAGCCTCGACGGGCTGATTTCCTATGCGGCAAAGGTTCATCTCAAAGAAAGGTAACCGCAATGAAATATCCAACCGTATCAGTCAACGGTGTTTCTGTTCGTCTTGATGATGAAGGTCGATACAATCTTAATGATCTTCATGCCGCTGCAGTTGCAAACGGTGAGGCCACAGAAAACCAAAGGCCAAGCCAGTTTATGCGTAGCCGGCAGGTTCGTAATTTTGTCGATACTTTGACCAGAGTGCAAAAATGCACGGCGGTACAAACCATCAATGGCGGCCTTAATCACGGTGTTTGGGCTTTGGAATTAGTAGCAATACGATATGCAGCCTGGCTTAGTGCTGAATTCGAGATCAGGGTTTACCAGACTTTTCAGTCTTTGGTGAGAAAGGGATTTGATGCCATGTCCCGCCTGAACAAAATCGACCACGTAATCAATACGGAAACAAAAGCAATAAGCCAGTGCGCCAGCCAGATGGCGAAGTGGGGAGTGGGTGGCAGGAAACAACTGCTCCACGCTGCCAGAAACCGAATGATAGATGAGGTTCAACTCTATCTTCCCGGGTTTGGAAGTAAAGCAACTGTATAAAGGCTGCCATTGAGCGGCCTTTTTTGTGCCTATTACAAAGCTCATCTGCGGGTGGGCTTGAAAATGTCTAGGATTTAAGTAAATTAGTAATGGTCGAAACGCATAGCGTCTCTCAGCGGTTGCCTCCTGAGACTGATGATGACAGGCATGTTAGGAATGCACGGCGGCTTAACCTCGTTTATCTTTTCTTTCATCGTCGCAGAATTCATTAGTTTATTCGCAGATTTAATCTGCAGGGAGGGTACATCTATGGGTAATAAATCTTGTGAGAAAACGACTCTAGTGTATAGCGTTAAAGAAACTGCTTCGTCAGTACTGGAGGCTAGCCGCATTTACAGGATAACCTGCTGAAGAGTTCGTGAAATTCGAACGAAAAATGAATGAGAAAACAACCCGCTTCGGCGGGTTTTTTATTGCCATCACCATAGCAGCCCTCGTGACGGTCACATCCTCGCAAGCGGATAAAGAAGCTCTCAATATCCGACATCTACCAAATCACAATAACTACCACATCGAAAGGAACTTTCACCGACCTGATTAAGCGTAGTCAGCCTGAAATCGTTCACGGATTCGTGGCTATGACGACTGATAAAGGCGAGTGGCGCCACATTCAGCTGAGTAAAAGGAGCGAGATTCTGTTCACCCCGATAATTATATCAGCATGAACAGAACAAATTGTAAGTGTGGATTACTTATCTATAACGGAACTTATAGCCACTAGAGCTGGGTTAAGCTCTTCTAAGAAAAATTTAAATGCCTCATCATCTTCAAATCGACCTGACTGAAAATTAAGCATTTCCCCGTTCGCTTCTAGGGTCTGACCAGATTTCAGGTCACCGTCAAGAGCAAAGATTATTCCTCCTCCGTGTACTGAAAGAAAATACACGTCACCACGCTTAAATAATGGCTGAGATGAAAGAAGGGTGCTTACTAATTGATTTTCGACATAGTCATTTTTATAAAGAAAAGGCTTGTAACCGCATTGCTCTAGCAACTCATTAGTGGCCTCTGCAACTGCCATAGCTCGGTTCTGTACTGCCTTAGTATGGCTATTGATCTGTATGAAGTGATTCCTATGCTGAGCTAGCAAGAACTCGCTAATAGAATATGCACTTACTAACATATGAAGATGCTCCTTCATAGTTATTGCTCCCTTTGAAAATGAGATAAATATGGCACTCACCGACAAGCAAGAAATGTTCTGTCGCGAGCACCTCAACGATTTAAACGCCACGCAAGCGGCTATTCGGGCGGGGTATAGTGTAAAGACAGCTAACCGTACCGTGTCCGAAAACCTGTCAAAACCTGACATCCAGTCCAGAATTGCCGAACTCAAAGCCCAACGCAATGATCTGGTTGGCATAAATGCGACATACGTCCTGAATCGTCTTGTTGAGATAGATCAAATGGACGTGCTCGACATCCTGACCTCGACCGGTGAACTCAAGCCAGTGTCGAAGTGACCGAAGGTTTGGATGGAGGCCTATGCTTTTCGGGTTGAATGTCATTGAGGTGTTCGCCGAGTGAAACACCTCGGCGCAGCTCAAGAAAATTAAGTGTACTTATAAGATGAAGAACCTTGTTCTTCTCGGATAGCGGCATACAGGGACACGCAGAGAAACAAATGAGGCTAGGAATGTGCATTAGAATGTTAACCATATGCTTGGCGACGATGTTGATCGCGAGTTGCGGGACAACTGGACCCGTAAGGGTTGAGGTAGTGGACACGGCTTGCTACTGGGTTAAACCCATCTACGAAACGGATCACGACTGGGATGTACTGGACAGGCAGACGAAGAAAGACATCCTGGCGCATAACAAAGTTCGGGAAAGGAACTGTCAACAGTTTCAGTAACCCTTTATTTAATCTCAATTATTTTATACCTTTATTCTCCTCAGGCATTCAGGAGAAAAAACATGTCACAAGGTAGTAGATATTCAAAGATCATTCCGGCCGTTGGTAACTGGTATCTTTTCGTTCAAGGTAAGGAAGAGCTGAAAACATCAGACGCAATCTATCCTATAGCTGCGTGGGCTGAAAGTGATGATGGTAAAATCGTCGGCCTGTCTAATGTTGGCAAGTACCAACCAGCAGAACTATATAGCCCCCTTCCTGGTTTTACCTGCTACTACTTGCGAGAAGAAGAGTTGACGAAAGATCAAAGAGATCTCATCGGGCGTTAGGCGAGTACAGTTAGGCATTATCACAGGCATTCATTGAGTGCCTGTGATAATGCGTGACAAACCCCAATTACTTTAAATTTCACAAGCTGTTAAATTGCTTTTTCAACGTTGAAAGGAGAGAGCATGTCAAAACAAGAGTTGTTTCTTTGGGGAGTACAAACGATAGTTTTAAGCAATAACGCTAACGTCATTCGGCAAGATCCGGAAGGTAAATTAGCACATATTTATAGTGCCACTGGCATGTTTAGCATCATACAAGATGCAATCTATGCAAGCGAAAGGATTCCCTCTGAACTAAGCGTCGAAGAAGCTATTGACCAGTTCTGCTTTTATATGCTTGAAAATCTTCGTGAGGATGCCGAGTGCCCTCAATGGTTCCGGCGCTATTAAAAAGTAACAGGTTTGAACATTAGCCACTGGCACTTGCTGGTGGCTTTTTTAATGGAGTAAATATGGCAAAACCGGACTGGGGCGAGCTTCAGCAACGGTTCGAGTCCGAACATGCCGCAACCGGCGTATCACCAAAGGAATGGTGTGAAGCGCAGGGACTGAACTACGCTACCGCCCGTCGATATATCAAAAAACCTACTGCGCAAAGTCTGAAAAAACCTGCGCAGATAAAAGTGCGCACTGCGCAGAAAGATAAAAGCGCAAATGAGCTGGTGGATGAGGATGAACTTACCGCTCAGCAGCGCATATTTGTCGCGGAGTACCTGAAGGACAACAACGCCACCGCTGCCGCTGCACGTGCTGGTTATAGTGACCCAAACTACGGTCGCCAGCTCATAACGAATCCTAACGTTGCTCAGGTCATTGCCCAGCAGCAGAAAGCCTCCATTGCGCGCACACTTGGCAGTGCCGATGAAGTGCTCGCGCAGATGTGGCAGCTCGCCACTTTCGATGCAAACCAGCTTTCGCAGTATCGGCGCGGGGCGTGTCGTTACTGCTGGGGCTTCGGTCACAACTACCAGTGGCGCGATGCTGTTGAGTTCGAGGAAGAGACGGCAAAAGTCGAGGGTAGAGAAGGGGCTAAGCCGCCCGAAGACACCGGCGGCTATGGATACGATCATAACCGGGAGCCAAACTCAGCGTGCCCGCGTTGCAACGGCGACGGCATTGGCCAGCCTTACTTCCCCGATACGCGCAAACTCCCGGCGGTTTCCCGGCTCGCTTATTCAGGTGTGAAGGTCGGTAAGAACGGCGTTGAAATCACAGCCATCAGCCGAGAGCGCATGTTCGAAGCGGTGATGAAGCGCCTGGGCCTGGCGGATAGTGAGTTCGCGCAGAGGCTGCAGCAGATCGAAATCGACCGCCGTCTTCTGGAGATCGAGAAACTCCGCAAAGAGCTGGCCGGTGATGGTGACGACGATGAACCAACGCCAGTGCAAATCAATATCAATGTAGTGGATGCGAGGGCAGATGATGGGGATCAGCCCAACACTTAATATTCCTCAGGCGCGATTCCTCGCAATGCAGCACAAGTTCAAAGCCTAAGTTGCCGGTTTCGGTTCTGGTAAAACGTGGGTGGGTTGCGGCGGCATCTGCAAGGGAATGTGGGAGTTCCCGAAGATTAACCAGGGCTACTTCGCGCCGACGTACCCTCAGATCCGCGACATCTTTTATCCCACCGTTGAGGAAGTGGCCCATGACTGGGGCCTGACCGTAAAAATCAATGAGGGAAACAAGGAGGTCCATTTCTACGAGGGGCGGCGTTATCGTGGAACAACGATCTGCCGCTCGATGGAGAAACCCGGCTCAATAGTCGGCTTCAAAATCGGAAACGCGATGGTGGATGAGCTGGACGTGATGCCGGCGGCGAAAGCACAGCAGGCTTGGCGAAAAATCATCGCGCGTATGCGTTACAACGTTCCGGGTCTGCGAAACGGTATCGACGTCACTACCACGCCGGAAGGCTTCAAGTTCGTCTATCAGCAATTCGTGAAGGCGGTGCGGGATAAGCCTGAACTGACAGCCCTGTACGGACTGATTCAAGCCAGCACGTTCGACAATGCGAAGAACCTCCCTGACGATTACATTCCGTCATTGCTCAGCTCATACCCGGACGAGCTGATCCAGGCCTATCTGCGCGGCAAGTTCACGAACCTGAACAGCGGGACGATTTACCACACCTTCAACCGTAAATTGAATAACTGCACTGACGAGATTCAGGACAACGATCCACTGTTTATCGGCATGGACTTCAACGTGGGGAAAATGGCCGCGATTGTTCATGTAAAACGCAACAGTCTGCCGCGCGCCGTTCGTGAGCTGGTGAAGGTCTACGACACACCGGCGATGATCAAACGCATCCAGGAGGAGTTCTGGCGATACGAGGATGGCCGCTACGTTAAAAGCCGGGAGATTTACATCTATCCGGATGCCTCAGGCGACTCTCGCAAATCGCAGAACGCCAGCAAGACCGATATTGCTCAGCTTACCGACGCCGGGTTCAGCGTTATTGTTGATGATGCTAACCCGCCGGTTAAAGACCGCATCAACTCGATGAACGCCATGTTCTGCAACGCTAACGGTGAACGCCGGTATCTGGTGAACGTCCAGAACTGCCCGGTCTATACCGAAAGCCTCGAGCAGCAGATATGGGCGGCAAACGGCGAACCGGATAAATCAGCAGATAACGATCACCCCAACGACGCTGGTGGGTACTTCATCGTGAAGGATTACCCGATCGTGAAGCCAGCCTACTCAATCACCATGGACACCACTTTCTGATATGGCAAACGACGACATCACCTGGGTTCGACCAGAACACCGGGCGGCTTCTGCTGCCTGGCGGAAATACCGCGACTTCTGCAAAGGTGCTGAGGCGGTTAAAGATGCAGGCAATAAATATCTGCCATTCCTCGATCCGACTGATAAATCCTCGCGTAACCGTAAGCGCAACGAGGACTATCTGAGCCGCGCGGTTTTCTACGCCATTACGGGCAATACGAAAATAGGCCTGCTTGGGTTGGCGTACCGGAAAGATCCGACGTTCAGTGGCCCCGAAAAGCTCAAGTATCTGCTGAATAACGCAGACGGGGCGGGGACGAGCATTTATCAGCAGTCCCAACTGGTGACTGAAAACGTGCTGGAGGTTGCGCGAGACGGTATTTACGTCGATTACGCTGAGGCCACCAACGAGGCGATCATTCTTCGCTATCCGACAGAAAACATCATCAACTGGCGAACAAAGCGCATAAACGGGCGCGATCAACTGGTGCTGGTGGTGCTGCGTGAATGTGTCGAACAACCGGATGGTTACGCCTACAAAGATGAAATCCAGTATCGCGAGCTGGCGCTGGAAGAGGGGAAGTTTATATGCCGGGTATGGCGCCGTAGCGGCGGCACCGCCAGCGGGACTTATACCATCGATAGCGAGTACCAACCCAAACCCAAAGGGCTGGATTACTGGGATGAAATTCCGTTCACCTTTGTCGGCGCGCAGAATACGATCCGACAATCGATGATTCCCCGCTGGCCGCGCTGGTGGAGATTAACCACGGTCATTACCGCAACAGTGCGGACTATGAAGACAGCGTGTGGTTCTGCGGGCAGGTTCAGCCGTATATGACCGGGCTTGATACTAACTGGCGCGATCACCTCGAGAAGAAGGGCGTGAAAATTGGTTCCCGATCACCGCTTTTGCTTCCCAAAGAAGGCTCGTTTGGTTATGCCCAGGCGCAGCCGAACATGCTGGCTAAAGAGGCTATGGACAGTAAGCGCGATTACATGGTGCAACTGGGCGCCCGACTGATTGAGCAGAACGCCACTGCGAAGACGGCTACCCAGGCGAGCGGTGAGCAAACATCTTCAACATCCGTGCTCGGTATCTGCGTATCGAACGTTTCTGAGGCTTATACACTCGCGCTGGGCTGGTGTGCAAAATACCTCGGCCTCAATGACGAGTCTCCTGCCTACACCATCAATCAGGAATTCATCGCGAAGGTGGCCGAGTCCGGTATGGTCACCGCGATCGTGAACGCCTGGCAGTCTGGCGCATTGCGCAATACCGATATGATTCGGGCATTGCAGAAACTCGATCTGATTAACCCGGCAGATAATCCTGATGATGTGATCGATGCGCTTCGCAACCAGGCTCCCACAATGACAGGAGGCTAATATGCCTACCGTCAATGAAAGCCTACGTGATGAGACGATTGCGCATTCCGTATGGCTCAGCCGCTACGCCACGGGCGTGGCAAATCGGATGGTTAAGTTATTGAACGAGACGGACGCAGACCTGTCGGCGCGCCTGCTCGATGCCTTGGACAGATTGCCGCAGGAGAGCTTCACCGTTAACCGGCTGGAAAGCTTGCTGGGCAGCGTGCGGCAACTGAATCATCAGGCCGTCTCTGCAATGCAGGCCGGGCTGGAAAGTGAGCTGGTGGCTCTTGCAAAGAACGAAGCCAGCTATCAGTTGAGCCTGTTCGATTCCCTCCTGCCTTCGCAGGTACTCTCCCAATATCCGCTGCAGGGCATTACGGCTGACATGGTCTACGCCGCGGCGATGGCGCAACCCTTTCAGGGGCGGCTCCTGAGCGAGTGGGCGAGCAATCAGGAGTCGGACAGGCTAACGCGCATCGTGAACGCCGTACGGCGTGGTTATCTGGCTGGCGACTCAGTGGAAACGATCGCGCGAAACGTTCGTGGCCACGCCAATAAGGACTACCGCGACGGCGCGCTGCAAATGAGCAGAGCGAATGCCGCCAGCATAGCTAAAACTGCAATAAATCATCTGGCCGCGACCGCGCGTAACAGCTTCACCAGCGCCAACAGCGATATTGTGAAAGGAAAGCAGTGGTTATCCACGCTGGACAACAAAACCAGCTACGACTGCATTGTTCGCGATCTGCTTCGTTACACCCTGGACAACAAGCCGATGGGGCATAAGGTGCCTTATCTGCAGGGACCGGGGAAAATTCACTTCTGCTGTCGTTCAACCGAAACGCTGATCCTCAAATCCTGGCGAGAACTCGGGATCGATATTGATGAAATGGACGAGAGCACCCGCGCGAGCATGGACGGGCAGGTTCCGGCGAATACCACGTATCTGGAGTGGCTCAAGCGTCAGCCGGCACAGCGGCAGGATCAGGTGCTGGGCGTGGAGCGCGGGCGCATGCTCCGTGCCGGCGAAAACGACCTGAGCGACATGTACACCGATAAAGGCGAGTGGATCACACTGGAGCGGCTCAAACAGCTATCAGCGACTGATAACTGACAAATATTACTTACATCATGCCCTGGCACCCGCCGGGGCTTTTTTATGGGCGAGGCCCGGCAAAATCCCGAGGGGACATTATGTTAATCCGAAATTTGCTTCTGAAATTTTACGCTCCAGAAAACGGCGGTGAAGGAGGTGGTGGAGGCGGTGGCGAAATCACGCCGGAAATCCAGAAGCTGATCGACGAACGCGTGACGAGCGAAGTCACCGGTCTTAAAACCAAAAACTCTGAGCTGCTGGGGACCATCAAGCAGCAGAAAGAAAACCTGTCCCGCTTTGATGGTATCGATCCGGACGCCGTGCGCGGAATCCTTCAACGTTTCTCCGACGATGAAGAGGCAAAGCTGATTGCCGCCGGGAAAATTGATGAGGTGCTGGATAAGCGCACCGAGCGTCTGCGTGCTGATGTCGATAAGCAAATCAAGATGGCTAATGAACGCGCGGATAAAGCCGAAGCGTTTTCCAACAAATTCCGGGATCGCGTCCTTGGCGATGCTATCCGCTCAGCCGCCGCTAAAACCGGCGCGCTACCGGAAGCATCTGACGACCTGATCCTGCGTGCCAAAGGCACTTTCAAGCTCAACGACGAAGGCGAGGCCGTAGCGGTTGATGCGAATGGCGATGTTCTGTTCGGAAAAGACGGGAAAACCCCGCTTAGCCCGCTTGAGTGGGCGGAGTCTCTCAAGGAGACGGCTCCACATCTGTTTCCTCGCGCCGAAGGCACTGGCGCGGGCGGGCATAAACCGAACGGTGGCGGCAGCCTGAAACGCTCCGAAATGAGCGCCAGCAACAAGGCGGACTACATCCGCAAGCATGGCCAGCAGGCCTTCCTCAAACTTCCGAAATAAGGGATTTACCCGATGACGACTGTTAATACCGATCTGATTATTTATGACGACCTGGCGCAAACTGCGTTCCTGGAGCGCCGCCAGGACAATCTGGCCATATTCAACGCCTCCTCCAACGGCGCAATTTTGCTGGATAACGAACTCATTGAAGGCGATTTCCGTAAGCGTGCCTTCTACAAGGTTGGCGGCTCCATTGAATCGCGTGATGTGAACTCCACCGACAAGGTAACGGGTAAGAAAATTGGCGCAGGCGAAGCGGTGTCTGTTAAGGCGCCGTGGAAATACGGCCCGTACGAAACCACCGAAGAAGCGTTCAAACGCCGTGGCCGCTCCGTTGATGAGTTCTCTGAGGTGATCGGCACTGATGTTGCTGATGCCACGCTGGAAGGTTATGTGAAGTATGGCCTCAAGGCGCTGACGGCGGCCATTGGCGCGAATGCGGACATGGTGGTGACCGCTGACATCGAAACGGATGGCAAAAAGACCCTGACGCGCGGCCTGCGTAAATACGGCGATAAGTTTAACCGTGTGGTTCTGTTCGTCATGCACTCCGCCACTTACTTCGACATCGTGGATGAGGCGATCGCCAATAAAATCTACGAAGAAGCGGGCGTGGTTGTGTACGGCGGCCAGCCGGGCACCCTCGGTAAACCGGTTCTGGTTACCGACACCATGGACGCCGACGCTATTCTGGGATTGGTGACCGGGGCGGTGACCGTGACCGAATCGCAGGCACCGGGTTTCCGCTCCTATGACATCAATGACCAGGAAAACCTCGCGATTGGCTATCGTGCAGAAGGTGTGGTGAATGTCGACCTGCTTGGCTACAGCTGGGACACGGCGAAAGGCGATAACCCTGACCTGACCAAAATCGGCACCGCCGGCAACTGGAAGAAGCACTTCACCAGCAACAAATCGACGGCTGGTGTGTTGATCAAGCTGGAATCCGCTGCGGGGGAGTAACGCTGTCAGCGGATAAAACCTCCGCAACTGCTGACAGCACCGACGCGGTCACCATCTCCCTGAAATACACCCACAACGGTTCCGGCGTCTCAGGCAAGACTGTTGCCTGGTCATCGACGGGGGGCACGCTCAGCACCGAGAGCTCGCAGACCGGCTCTGCTGGTGGCGCTACGGTGAAACTTACCGCTGACGCGGCAGGGACCTTTACGGTCACTGGTACGGTTGATGGTATGGAGAAAACCAGCAATGAAATCACTTTCACCGCACCTGCCGGCGAGTAACGCATGGGGCGAAAGCCCCACCTTCGGGATATTTCCATGATCAATACCGATATCACCAGTAGTGGCGTAAACAGCTACGCCAGCGAGGAAGACCTGGCGTCGTTCGCCGAATTGCGTGGCATTGAGTTGCCCGAGAAGCTCTCTCCATTGCTGATAAAGGCGATGGATTACCTTGAAGGGCTTGATTGGGCTGGCGCCAAAGCTGTTCCACGACAACCTCTGGCCTGGCCGCGTGCGAATGTCATTCTGGATGGACACGATCTGCCATCAGATGAAATCCCACGCCCCGTTATCATCGCACAGTGCATGCTTGCGGTTGAGGCGATGGAAGGCGATCTGCTTTCAAGTGTGCGTGAGGCCGCGGTAAAAACTGAGCGCGTAGAGGGTGCTGTCACCATGACTTACGCGGTCGCAGAAGGTGAAGTGTTTACGCCGTCCTATCCGGCGGTAGTGGCTATCCTCGGCGATTTAGCCGGCGGGCGAGACTACGCCATCAATTCCTTTGCGGAGCGTGCCTAATGGGGATCAACTATCAGCGCATGCGCGCGACGGCAACGCGCATGATCAAGCAGAACGGCGTGGCCTACAACGTCACGCGCAAGGGTCAGGTGACCGTTATCGCCGGGGTTGAGCATCGGTCTGAAGATATCCATTTCACGGCGACTGGCGTTAAAACGGAATATCAGCCGGGAGAAATCGACGGTACGGCGATCGAAAGCGGTGACGTCAGGATGGTATTCACCGCTGAGGAAGAAATCTTAACCGGCGATCTGATTGATATTGACGGCAAACAGCACCGCGTTGTTAAGCCTAACCCTGCTAAGCCCGGGTCGTTAGTGCTTTGCTACAAGTCGCAACTGAGGGCATAGCATGAGTGAGAATGCCGGATTTATTGCTGATATCAATGCATTCGTTGACAGAGCGAAAGCCAACCAAGATGCGGTGGTACGCGCGGTTGGAATAAGAATCCTTAATCAGCTGGTAATGATGTCTCCCGTCGGAAACCCTGAGCTTTGGGAAATCAATCAGACAGCCGCTGCCTATAACCTCGCTGTGTATGACCACAACGAAGCGCAAAGAGCAGAGCCTTCCAATCTTACAAAAACCGGACGACTGAAGAAAAAGGCCCGGGTTGTGGATGGGATGGACATCAAAGCGCCGCCTGGCTACACCGGTGGGCGGTTTCGCGGCAACTGGCAGGTGTCGTTTGATGCGCCCACTACTGAGGAAACCGGTCGGATTGATAAGACCGGCGATCTCACCAAAGCCGCAGGGAATTACACACTTTCTCTATTCAAAGTAGGAATGAGTTCAATCTACTTCTGCAACAACGTTCCTTACGCCTACCCGCTTGAAATGGGGCATTCCACTCAGGCGCCGGGCGGTATGGTGCGAATAACGGCAGCAGAGTTCCAGCGGTTCTTTGATGAAGCGATCAGGGAGGTGGCGAAGTGATCCCAGATATTGCTGCGGCGCTGGCCGCAAGGCTTGGTGTTTGGGCCGATGCGGAGGGCATCGCGGTCGCCTGGGAAAATGTGCCGTTCACACCGCCTGCCGATGCGATTTACCTCGCGGTACACGACATGCCCGCCACGCCTCGCACGCTCGATCTCGGTCTGCGCTGTCGGGTTTATTCTGGTGTGTACCAGATCAACGTTGTGGCTCCCGTTGGCACTGGCCGCTCAGTTGCTGTGGCGCTGGCGGGTCGAGTGGCTGAGCTTTTCCCTGAAGGGCAGGAAGTTGAAGGTAACGGCTTCATCACTTCGATCAGCGGCGCGCCGGGTATCTTCCGAGCTATTTCGACGGACGTCTCTTACACGGTCCCTGTCAGCCTGAACTACCGGGCAGATATCGTCAGATAGCCTGCTTCTCACTTTTTCAAACCAGACCGGCCCCGCGCCGGTTTTCTTTTCTTCGAAGGAGTAACTCCTATGGGCTTTGCACTGCCTAACGGCGCTCACGTCTATCTGGCGTCGGGATATGGCCCGGCAATTGCTTTCACGCGCGCGACGAACGCCGAAAACGTGGTGATCACCGTCAGTTCCGCGGAGGAACTTGATGTGGGTGATATCGTCCATGTGAACTGCAGCTGGTCCGGAATTGATAACGTCATTGCGAAAATCGATGCAATTGCTGAAAGCGCGGTCACGCTGCGAAATATCAATACCGTTAACAAGAACAAATATGCCGTGGGAGGCGGCAGCGGCTCGATTCGTAAGGTGCTGGAGTGGACTGAACTACCACAGATTACAGAGGTTTCGAAATCCGGCGGCGATCAGAACATCACACAAATCCAGTTCCTGAGCGATGACCGCCAGCGCAACCTCAACACCTACAAATCTGCTGTATCGCAGACCTACTCGATCGCCCACGATTCCACGCTTCCGGTTTACCCGCTGCTGCGACAGCTGGATGAGGACGAAGTTACGGTCGCGGCTTACATGTACGTTCCAAAGGCTAAAGAAAACCGTTACTGGGCGGCCACGGCATCCTTTGACGACACGCCAACCACAGCGGTCAATGAGGTGGAGACGGTGAGTGTGGTTCTGAACCTTCAGTCGCCGGCGATGACATTCTATAAAGTGACCGACGCCGCCGCGTAATGCCGGCGGCTGCACCCTTAATGCATGCCTCCCGCGCGGAGGCATTTTTATTACGAGGCCATGATGGCGACTAAATTCACGCTCCAGCCCAAACCAACTTTTAAAGCAAACGTCACGATCCCGCGCGCCGGTGATGAAGACGGTGTACTGACTTTCACCTTCAACCACAAGCCGCTTAAAGAACTGGCCGATCTGGAAAAGCTGGAAGGCAAAACAGCCACGGATTTCCTGATGGAAATCATTGCAGGCTGGGCGCTACCCGATGCGTTCAATGCCGACAACCTCAGTGTACTTCTGGAGAATTACCCGGCGGCCATGAAGACCATTCCGGAAACCTACTACCGCGAACTGATGGGCCAGCGCGAAAAAAACTGATAGCGGTTGCCTCGGCGTTCTATACGCCTGAACCCACGGCAGCCGACCTTGCTCCCTACGGGCTGAGTCCTGACGATTACGATGAAGAGATCGTGGATGTATGGCCCGATGTTTGGCCTTCGTTTGTCGTGTTCCAGGCCGTTAGTACTCAATGGCGTACGGGAATGGGCGGCGCGTCCGGGCTGGATTACAACGTACTGCCCTGGCTGATGCGTTTGCATAACGTGAGCGACGAGGTAACCGCGCTTTCAGATATCCGGGTAATGGAGCGCGCAGCGCTGAAAATCATGCATAAAGAGAGGGTGGAATGAGTAACGATATCGCCACCATTTCGCTGCGCGTCAACACCAGCGAACTGGAGCGCGGCAATCGGGAGCTGGAGCGCTTTCAGGATACTGCGACCACCGCCGCCGATAAAGCGGATGACCTGAACAGTACATTCCGCACCGGTGTCGATAATCAGAAGAAAAACAGCGAAAGCCTGAAGCAGCAGCGCCAGGAGTTACAGAACCTGCTGAATAAAATCAGCCCGGTTAACAAAGCACTGAACGAGCTGGACTCAATTCAGGAAAGCCTGGCGAAGTATCGCGGTAAAGGGCTGGTGGATGATGAGGATTTCACTCGCTATAACAGCGTACTGGAGACGACCCGGACGAAACTGGCGCAGATCATGGAGGCTGAGACGGCAGAGGGGCGGGCTCGCATCGAGCAGGCCCAAGCGGCCCAGCGGGCAGCGGCATCAGGGAAAACCTTCATTACCTCACTGGAGGAGCAAACAGCTGCGATCGGCAAAACGCGCGCTGAAATCCTTGAGCTAAAAGCCGCGCAGCTGGGAGTAACGCAGCAGGCCGCTCCGATGATTGCCCAACTGAAGGAACAAGAGAACGTCTGGAGAAATGGCGCGATCAGCGCGGGGCAGTACCGTAATGCCATGCGTTACCTTCCGATGCAAATGACCGATATGGCTACCTCACTGGCATCTGGTATGCCGGTCTATTTGGTTGCTATTCAACAGGGTGGTCAGCTGCGCGATACGTTTGGCGGAGTGGGTAACGCGCTGAAAGCCATTCTCTCGCTAGTAACGCCGGCGAAGCTGGCTTTAGGGGGAATGATTGGTGTTGCTGGCCTGCTGGTCGCTGCCTGGTATAAAGGTTCACAAGAGGTATCCGAATATAACAAACAGCTGATACTGACCGGCAATTATGCGGGGAAAACTGCCGCACAGCTGTCTGCACTCGCAAAGTCTCTTTCTGGTGGCGGGATTAACCAATACGCCGCTTCTTCTGTTCTGGCTCAGGTAGTGGGTTCTGGAACGTTTGATGCAAACAAGCTTGAGACAGTGAGCCGCGCGGCAGTTGCGATGGAGCAGGCAACTGGTCAGGCGGTGGATAAGACCATCGCTAATTTCCAGAAGCTTTATGCCGAGCCAACCCAGGCATCGCAAGAGCTCAACAATCAGCTGCATTACCTGACGGCGGCTCAGTTTGAATACATTGCTTCTTTGGAACGTCGGGGCGATAAAGAGGCTGCAGGGCAAGCAGCCGCTGATGCCTACAGCCAGGCAGAACAACGCAGAAGCCAGCAGATCCTCGCTAATCTCGGTCTGGTTGAGAGAGCCGCACTTGCAGCCCGCAATGCTTTCAAAGGGATGTGGGACGAGCTGCTTAATATTGGGCGCCCGGAAGCACCGCAAGACATGCTTGCGAGAATGCAGGCTGATCTGGCGGATCGTGAGAGTAAGCTATTGCCTGAACGCCAGAAGATGGGTTACGGCTACAGCTACGACACCAGCTCACAGGACGGAGATTACGATAATCGCCGTAGAGCGCAGCTTGCGGCCATAGCATCGTTGAAAGCCCAGATTAACCCTATGTTGGGTGCCATCACACTTCAGAACGATTTGAACGGTGCTATATCAGCAGGTAAAGAAATTAACGAAGATGCGATAAGTGCCCAGCAGATCATGAATCGCTATCTTGATGCCGGTACTGAAGCCGCAGAAAAGCGCCGTCAGGCTCAGGACGAACTGAATAAAGCCATTGCTGAAAATGCCAAAGCTGCCAAAAACGGGACGGCTAAACTCTGGACGGCTGAGGACGTTGCCAAAGCGCGAGCCGGGATCGAGAAGCTTTATAGAGACCCCAAAACGCCAACAGCGAAAGGGGAAACAGTCTCGTCCGGTATGCGAGCTGAGGATTCTGCTCAATCTGAATTGCTGGCGCTTCAAGCGCAGCTGTATGCCCTGCAGAAGCATAAAGACCTGAACGACACGATCAGTCAGCAGCGTAAAAACTTATGGACCACTGAAGCCAGGTTCCAGGTGCTGGAAGAGGCTTCCCGGACTCGCTCGCTGACCAAACAGGAGCAGTCGCTGCTGGCGAGCAAA